GCATTCCAAGGACCTGGTGGATGGTATATAGAGAACTCTCTTACCACACTAGGACAGAAAGACCCTGTTTCTGAGTATAACTCTTTACTCTGGAATAATGGCACTGACCAAGGAAAAGAAACTGCAAGAAAGCAGAAGCGTAAGTTGACATATGTATCAAACGTATATGTGGTTAAAGACCCTGCAAATCCTGAGAACGAAGGCAAAGTATTCTTATACAAGTATGGAAAGAAAATCTTTGACAAACTAACTGCAGCAATGCAACCTGAGTTTGAGGATGAGGAAGCAATCGATCCATTCGATTTCTGGCAAGGTGCTAACTTTAAGTTAAAAGCAAAGAACGTTGCGGGTTATCGTAACTACGACAGTTCTGAGTTTGCTGCTGTTAGTCCACTTCTTGACGATGATGATGCTCTTGAGTCATTATGGAAGAAGCAATTCTCTCTCGCTGAGTTAGTTGCAAACGACCAGTTCAAGACTTATGAAGAGTTAAAGACTCGCTTAGACTATGTTCTTGGAAACAAGAAGACAGCAACTCCATCATTTGAGGTTGCAGATGAAGATAATGATCGTGGTGCTGCAGAGGAATTAGTAACCGCTGCTGTATCAACAACACCATCCTCAGTCAATGAAGATGATGACGATGCATTATCATACTTCCAAAAACTAGCGGAAGAATAATTATACGGGGGTCAAACGACCCCCTTTTTTTATGGAATTATATTTGTATTCTCAGTCGATGATAATTCACCTGATAAAGCAGATGAAGTTCTCTTATCGTATTTTACAACATCCCTTAAATCATTTATAAATTGCTGAACAAACTCTCCTTGTAATACATCTATCTCTCTTTTCTCCTCATTTTTTATTACCTCAAACTCAAAATTAGTGACAGGTGTAGCAATCTTATCGACAGTAACACTAAATTCTGACTTATCATCTAATTGTCGATTACCATCTCCAGAAACTAAAGTATAACGATTGGGAGGGAACTTAATTGATGAACCATCAATCTTGAAATTTACATCAACTTTGAGACCTGATGCGAGTATTTGACGATTTTGACTATCTAATATTTCAAGAGTTTCATAATGATGTATCTCATTCATTTTCTCTTCACTACCATACTTTTGTAAAGCATATTCATACATCTGAAAATCCTGTAGTGGCCATTCGTGTTGTATATTAGTAATTCCTGCAACCAGAATAACAATATAATCTAGTGTAGTATCGTTATAAAGATCATCAGCTATCGTATCAGGTCTATCACCATCTTTAATAATATACTTATTGAATAATGTAACGCTTTCACCTAAAAAATCTGATAGTTTAGCTCTACGAAAAATATTCTTTATTTCGATATAGTCAAACGAGGAGTTTTTATGTCCAAGAGGAGATTGATATAATATGTTTGGTAACTCTCTAAAATATCCCATTAGTATCCAACTCCTACACTGCCTTCTTTTGTTGCATAATCTTCATTATAAATTGGATTGATTTCTTTAAAGGTCATACTTAATCTCATCGCTACAGGTGTTCCATCTGAATATGTTGCGTATGTTCCTGCGTTAGTATAATTAACTGATAGTCCTGTTAACGCACATATCTTAAAACTATTTAAGAAAGGATGATCTACTTTTTTGCCATCTTTATGATGCATATATCGTAAAGAAAAAACGTGAGGTGCTTTTAGAAACATTCCAGTTGCTGATGAACCATTAAAATCACCTGCTTGTGGAGACATTGCTTGTTTTAGATTTCTAATAATTTGTTTTACTACTTTCATCTCTGCTGGATCTCTTGGAGTAAAAGTAACATTAAATGGGAATGAACGTAAATTTACTCCTTGAAATAGTAATTCTGTATTTGAGTTTAGAATTTGACCAGTTGACCTTCCAATTATACTTCTTTGAGATACATTAGAACCTAACGCTCCAATAGCTGCACCTGATATTGATGCTCTTACAATTCTTGAAATGTCTCCTGGTAAATTACCGAAGTCTGCATTTTGTCTAAACAATGAAAGTGCTTGTTGTGCTTGATCAACTCCTCCACCTCCAGTCATTACTTCTTCAGCAACAGCTAAACCTGCAAGTTCAAGTGCATTTATAGTATCTTCCCCCCAAGTTACACTTTGAGAATCATTTATTTCTTGTGGTGCAGGTAATTCAATGTAGAATTTTATTTTTTGTTTTTCTGTCATCCTTTGATGACCACTGGTGAAATCAACATCTACTTTTGGAACCTTATTAAAATATGGATTTTTCTTTCCATCATTCATAAATTCATTTTTTCTCTCTTCCATTCCTATTACTACGTTTTTTGTTTCACCTTTAATAACTCTCTCTCCCATTAAATTTGAAACATTTGCAGTGAGTCCCAAACCACTTTCTGGTGGTTGATATTCAATACATTTTATTAGTAAAGTATCTCCAGTCGATTCTGATGGTGTTCTTGCAATTGGATATGATAGATAGAATGCACCTGATGCATCACTAGAAACACCACCTTCACCCTTAAATTTTGGATTTTTCTTATAATTATTTACAGTTGTTTTTGTTGAGTCATTTTGATTATTACCTACACTCGTCCCTGTAGAATCTGGTTTGTAATTACCCAGAAACTGGTTTGGATTTGCAGCTTCTGAACTCAGATATGCGGCTTTTAATTTTGAGTCTGATAAAGACATTTATTATTATTATTTTTCCATTATCAACTATTTAGACGTATTCTACCAAATGGAATTGTTCTTAAATCTCTAAGTTCCATTTCATCAACTTTATATAATCCCCCCACCACTTCTGGAAATGTATATTGCCTCATTTCACCCCAGTGAAAATTTATTCCCTTGAACCCCCACTGAAAAACATCAGTAACTGCAACAAGAGGGTGTGCATCATATCTGATGTTTGGAGTTTTCGGTCTGTATACAAATACATAGTAGTTTCCTTCCTCTGGTACATTACTCCCTTCAGTTAACACACCAAGAATTTCCTGTGCTAAATCATCAGGGTTTTCTGTTCCGATGAGATTTTTCATTATTGGGTCGATGCGACTCATATTCCTAACTCTTTTTCTGTAACAACCTTGAACTCCCACTGACGGTCAGCACAGAACTCCCGTGCCATTTTCCATTTCGCTTGGTTCTTTGCATATTCATATGCTTCACGAATATAACCTTTTGTCTGTCTCTTTGGTTTCACTGGTGGTTTTGTTTGCTTTGCTGGTTTTACTTCAATTACATATCTTTTGATTTTACCACCTCTTTCTTTCACTTTCATATAAAAGTCTGGAAAGTAACGATGCACCCGATTATCAACGGGTGAACGATAAGGTATTGCAATTTCTTCACTTGCCCACTCTAATATATTGTCATTCTTATCACAATAAACCATAAACTTTCTTTCCCACAGTGATCTATAAATGATATTTGTAGGATCACCTTTATACTTTCGAGGATAGGAGGGATAGTATTTTCCCTTGTAAGACATCTAAATAGGTATGATATGTAATTTTATTTAGAGTGCCAGCACCAAGACCAAGACAAATATCGGATATACTTCCTAAAATACAGAATGTAGCACAGACATCCCAATTTCTTGTTAAGTTCGCTCTACCAAATGGTGGACTGAGAAGACATTTGCGAAGAAGAGGTGTTAATGATAGATTTGTGGGTGATGATGTTGGATTACTATGTAGTGATGCAGTTCTACCAGGTAGTGCTTTAGCGACAATTAATACTGCTGGTGATTATCAAGGTGTCATTGAAAGATTTGCTCACACTCGTAATTTTACTCAAATAAACTTTGAGTTTTATGTAGATAACGAATATAAATCACTGAAGTTTCTTGAACATTGGATGGATTACACAACTTTTGGATCAGAAGAAGATCCATCAGGTGATGCATATTATTTTAGAATGAACTATCCATCATTATATAAATCGAATGAAACAAGAGTAGTTAAGTTTGAGAGAGATCATAATAAATTTATTGAATATCGATTTATTGGTATGTTTCCAATTAATCTTACATCATTAAGAGTTTCATATAATAATTCACAGGTTCTAAAAGCACAATGCACTTTTAGTTTTGACAGATATATTTGTGGAGAATCTTCATCTCTCGCTAGATTATTAGGTAAAGCATTTAACTTGAATAATACTTCAGGTGGTGGATATAATCCTGATAAGGGTGATACGAATATCTATACCTTCAATAATAAACTTAATGCTGCTACATCTGGAACACAGATACTAAACAGTAATACTAATGTTATCCGTGATGCTGATGGATATCTAAGAGAATCGACGAGATCGCAAATAGTTTCTGAAGGTAGATCAGTATAAAACAAACCTGAAAAAACCCACTAAATAGTGATACTGAAGTGCTTAAGTTATTATGCCATTACCAACCATATCAACTCCATCTTATGAGTTGACTTTACCTTCATCTAATCGTAAAATTAAATTTAGACCATTCCTTGTTAAGGAAGAAAAGATTTTAATCTTAGCGATGGAATCTCAAGATGCACAACAAATTGCTAATGCAGTTAAAGATGTTTTAGCGAAATGTATTTTGACCAGAGGTATAAAAATAGAAAAATTATCTACTTTTGATATTGAATATCTTTTCTTAAATATTCGTGGTAAATCTGTAGGTGAACAGATTGAAGTTATGGTCACTTGTCCTGATGATGGAAAAACACAAGTCCCTACGTCTATCAACATTGATAGCATAAAGGTCAAAAAGGATAAGAAACATACGACTGATATTAAATTAGATGATGAGTTTTCGATGAGAATGAGATATCCATCACTGAATGAATTCATTAAAACTAATTTTAGTTCTGTTGAAGAAATGAAAGTAGATGATACATTTGATCTGATAGCGTCTTGTATAGATCAAGTTTATTCTGATGAAGAATCTTGGTCATCTACTGAATGTACAAAAAAAGAACTCAACGATTTTGTCGAACAATTAAATTCTAAGCAATTTAAGGAAGTTGAAAATTTCTTTGAGACAATGCCTAAATTATCACATAAGGTGAAGGTTAAAAATCCAAATACAGGTGTTGAAAGTGATATTGTAATAGAGGGTTTACAGAATTTTTTCGGATAAGTATGGCACATGAAGACCTTGCGTCATACTATAAGTTAAATTTTGCCTTAATGCAACACCATAAATACAGTTTAACTGAACTAGAGAATATGATACCGTGGGAGAGGGAAATTTATGTTTCACTACTCCAACAATACGTTGAAGAGGAAAATCTAAAGGCACAGCAAGAACGGAATGGATGAGGAACAGCAAGGACTAGCTTCTCCAATAGCGGGAGGATTAAGAGGTATCAGAAGAAGTGTATCTTCTGGTGTCTTTACTGGTCGTGCCATGGCTCCTGCAAAACCAGATCCTCAAACAACTCAACTATTGACACAAAATTCATTATCATTATCAAATGTATCAAATCAATTAGCAAATATTTCTGGTCAAGTTCAACAATTAAATACCTCACTTGGTTCTATACAACAGAATTTAGCAGTTAGTGATAATTTAGAGAGACAGAGAGAAGCAGCGAAACAAAATAGGGAAAGGCAATTAGCAGAGCAAGGGTTAAGAGAAGGAAAGGAGAGTGAATTAGAAAAGAAGATACAAGGTGCATTATTATTTCCTGTTAGAAAAGTTGCACAGAAAGCACAGGGGATATTATCAAAATTAGCAAACTTTTTACTTATACTTGCTGGTGGTTGGTTAACTGGGAAAACATTTGAGTTCTTAAAATTAAATCAAGAAGGTAATCAAAAAGCTTTAGGAGAATTTAAGAGAAAATTTTTATCTCAATTATTATTTGCTGGAACACTACTCTTAGGTGTAGGTTTTGCTATTGCTAAAATAAAAGCATTAGCATTAGGTATAGGAGCGAAGGCATTAATATTAGGAGCTAAAGGTGTTATAGCTGCACCGTTTCTTATCCTTGGTGCTTTTATCGCACGAGCAGTAGCAAAATTTAAAAAAGCTCTTAAAAATGGTGTAGTGAATGCATTTAAGGCATTGACCGATCCAGGTGGATCAGGAGGGGAAGACGATGGGGGAACAAGTGATGTAACAGCTTCTGATGTAGCTATAGGAACAGGTGGTGGTATACTTGGCACACAAGCACCAAAAGCTGGTAAATTATTAGGACTTCCTGCCGCTTCTACTCCTAAAACACAATTAGGAAAAGCATTTAAATTCGGCACTAATTTTCTTAATGGAGTTGCTGCTTCATTAGATATTGTATTTGCTAGACAGGAGTTTAATGAAGAGAAACAAAAATTAATTGAGGAAGGTAGAGCCACTAAGGAAAATGTAAAGAAAGAGGGAATCAAACAAGGTGCAGGTGCGATTGCAAGTATACTTGCTTCAATTGGTTTAATTTTATTACCAGAACCAACTACAACAGTAGGTGGTATAGTATCATTAGCAGCACTTTTTGCAATACCAACGGCTGCAGAGTTAACGACTGAAGCAATAGTTGACGCTGCTATTCAAGATAAGGATATTGAAGATGGTGGGACACCTATTGAAGGTGTAAAAGACAACCTAGAAAAGACACAAAAAGTAAGTAACACAGGAGATTCGTCAAATGTTACTGCGAATTTTACCGCAAGTGATGCAATAATAGGTGTAAGTAAAGATGGATCTAACATTGCTAATAACATATCTAATATGGCAGATAGAACAAATGTTGTTAATGTTGGAAATACACCAACAAACTCTGGTTCTAACAATTCAGTCGTAAGCACATCAAAAAAACAAGCGGTTGAACTTCCAATTATACCATCAGCAGATTTCGCTAATCAGTTTATTGGAGTATCAAGATCATTTTATAATGTGGGGAGTAATTAATGTCAATCGAAGCTAGAAGACAATCTGCATTAAAATCATCATTGAGTATTAAAACTATTCAATCATCTGTCACTTCATTTGGCGAAGGATTAAAGAAGTCTCAGAAATCAGCTGCTAATATAGTTTCACAAACAGAAGAGAGCAATAAATTTAAAAGAACACTTATAAGAAAGGACGGTGATTTTTTTGCAAGAAGAAGAGAGAATGTAAAAAGAAGACAGAGAGAGGATGAACTTGAGGCATCTAGTTCTGGTGGTATATTAAAACAAACAGGAAGTTTAGTTGCTCGAAGCACAAGAGGATTCTTAGGAAGAATTTTAGATTTCTTCGCAATATCATTGTTAGGATTTTTTACTTTACAATTACCAAATATACTAAGAAAATTTGAGTTCTTATTTAAATTAATTGGTAAAACACTTCAAGTGCTGAGATTTTTTACAGACGGTATAGCTGATTTTCTTGTATCATTTCAGGAGGGGATATTTGGTGTTATTGATAGAATAAGAGGGATAGATATTCAAGAGGAAGACAGAACAGTAAAACAAGAATTAGATAGAACTGCGAATTCATTACAAGTAGTTAATCAAGAATTATTTTTAGCAGGAGTTAGATTTACAAAAACAGTTGATAAGGAGGCAGGTCAAAATGTTCCTGTCTTAACTGAATTTGATAATCTTGAACAAGATCAAAAAGGTGATGAAAATAATAAACAAGATGAAAATAATATAGAAAAAGATTCTAATAAACAAAATCAAGAATTAGAAAAATTTACTGCGACAGACGCAAACTTGAATTTAAGTCCTGGTGATGATGATAATGAAAATGTTGAGGATGAAACCGAATTAATCACCCCAACTCCCAATAATTTAGGTGGTGATAATCTTACTAGACAACAACCTGATGGAATGACAGGTGCAAGTGAAAATGATGGAGATGAAAGAGAATCGCAGGGATTTTTAAGTAACTTAAATAAATTTGTGAAAAATTTCTTAGGAAAAAAAGGAGAGAAAGAATCTGCAGGAAAAGAAAATGTTGATAAAATATCTTCAAGTATTGCAAAGGAAAAGGAAATATTAAAAGCGAAAGCTGATGAAAATAGAAATACACTATTAGAATCATTAAAAGGAAATCAAAATAAGAGTGTCTCAAATGAGATGTCAACTGAAAATATGTTTGATGGATTTGGATCTAGTAGTTTAGATTTGATAGATGTTGATGGATTAAAAAAATTTAGTGAAACTAATATTCAAACAGATAGACCATCAACAACAATTTTAATTAATAATATGAGTGAAGGTGGTAATAATTCTAAGTCAATATCATCTGGTGGGGTAAATAGTAGTAACTTATCATCAATGTTTATGATGAACAAAGATGATAAAACTATGGATCAAATACAATCTATTATACTTAATATCTAATGGCAGCAATAGATAAGTCAATATATGAAAAGTTTATCGTTGAGTCGATTGATGGGAAAACTGTGGATATTGCCTCTGGTGTAATTGAATTTTCATACTTTGAAAATATTTTTTCACCTTATATTACTGCAAGAGCGATTATTGTTAATACTGGAAACACAGTTGAAGATGATAAAGGAATCCCTCAATCAATCTATAATGGTTTACCCTTAAGAGGTGGTGAGAGAGTAATAATAAAGATAGCTGCTAATTCTAAGAATAATGTTGGACTAGATTTTTCAGATGATGAAGAGAGATATTTCTACGTTTCATCTATAACAAATGTCTTAATATCACCCGAATCAGAGTCATTTGTATTAAATCTCTGCTCAAGAGAAGCTTTGTCTAATCAAACTTCTAGAGTTGGTAAGAAGTTCCCATCTTCACAAAAAATTTCTGACTCTGTTAAAGATATAATAAAAAATTATCTTAAATCACCTAATAAGATAATGGAGATAGATGAAACTCAAAATCAATATGGATTCATAGGTAATATGAAAAAACCATTTACTATTATAACTTGGCTAGCATCAAAATCAGTGTCAAAGGTAGGTAAGCAAGATTCAAGTGCTGGATTTTTATTTTTTGAGAATCAAGATGGATTTAACTTTAAGTCAATTGATAATCTAATGAGTCAGGAACCATATCCAGAAACTTTTGCATATACTCCAGCAATTATTAATATTGCAGATCCAAGGAAAGACTTTAAGATTTTAGAATATACCTTAGATAGAAACCAAGACTTATTAGGAAAATTAGAAAGAGGTGCTTATGCTAGTGAGAGATATTATATAAATCCAGTATCATTTAAACCAAATACAAATCGAATTTTTAAGAAAAATGATTATGTAAGCAAAATAACGACTCTTGGTGAAAGAATCATAAATTTGTTTAGGATTGATAAAAGTGGAAAGGACATTGGAGAATTGCCAAGTCGAATATTTACTGCTATGTTAGATGTTGGTACAATTGAAAGAGATGCAGATGATAAAGGTTGGGATACACCAGCAACAAGAAATGCTGATCCTGCAAGGATTCATGCACAATCAATGATGAGATATAACCAATTATTCACACAAACATTAGAAATATTGATACCATCTAATACAGCACTTTTTGCTGGAACTGTAATAAGATGCGAGTTTCCAAGAATTGATAAGGCTAAAAGAAAAGAACCTGATCCTGAATCTAGTGGTCTATATATGATAAAGGAATTATGTCACTTCTTTGATGGAAAAGGTTCTTATACAAAGTTAAAAGTAGTGAGGGATACATACGGAAGAAAATGATAGAAAATAATTTACTCAAAACTAATTTCTTAGGTAAAGATGGATTCCGTTGGTGGATCGGTCAGGTTGCACCTGAAAAGGCACAGGGAAATCAAATAAATCAAGTCGGTAAAGCGTGGGGTGCGAGAGTTAAGGTTCGTATCTATGGTTATCATCCAGCAGATGAAACTGAATTGCCAAATGAAGATTTACCTTGGGCTCAAGTATTATTAAATGCTCAAGGTGGTTCAGGAAAAGGTGGTCGTTCTAAATCAATGCGTATATCACCTGGTGATACTGTTCTTGGATTTTTTCTTGATGGTGACGATGCACAATTACCAGTTATATTAGGTCTTTTTGCTGCAACAGGTGCTCGATTTGGTGGTGGAGGAAAATATAAAAATCCATTTGAACCTTTTACAGGATATACTAGTAAAGTAAAACCTGGTAAAATTATAAACAAAAATGAGGATGGTGGTCAGTCTGGAAAGAAGAATCAAAAATCACCCAGAGTTCTTCCAGAGGATTTAATTAAAACACTTAATGAGAAAGCAGAAGCAGTAGCAAATCAAGCACCATCATTACTATCTGGATTAGGTGGATTGATACCACCTGCAGCTGCTGGAACATTAACAGAGAATTTAAATTCTGTAGATTTTGCATCAGGTATAGAAGCAGCGAGTGCGGGTTTAACAGAAGGATTGAGTAACTTTGATACAAGTGCTTTAGAGGCTAGTGTTTCTCCTGTGATTGGTCAAATGGTTTCATTTGCTGGATCTTCAGAGACTGAACAGATAAAAAATGACCTGAAGAATACTATCGCATCTTTTAAGAGTGCAACTCCCCAACAGAAATTTAAATTAAAATCAGACCTGACAAAAAAAGTAAGTACCGTGTCAAAGGGTCTTGTTAGTCAGATGACTAATAAATCATTTAAGAGAATGGCTCCAATAATTAATGGTAATCTGGGTGATATCTATAGTAATGTATTTACAGCAACTTTAGCAGCGACAAAGAGTACCAGCATCGCTAAAAAAGCAGGGACTGCTGCACAAGCAGCGATGATTCCAGCAATAAAAAATTTACAGGAACAATTACCTTGTGTCACACAAGCAGTAAGTGATAGTCTATTTGGATCGATATCTGATCTATTGACACCAATGTTAGATAATGTGGAAGAATTTACAGAGTGTATTGGTGATCAAATGACGGGTGCAATCTTTAACAAGATACTTGGTGGTCTTGGAAGTGGTTTAGGACCAGCTTTAAGTGGAGCAAGTAAAGTATTAGGTGGATTCAATCCACTAGACGATATAAGAAGTCAAGCAGAAGGATTGTTAGGTATAAGTGAAGCACTCAAATGTATTACCCCACAAAAAGTTGCTACTGAATCAAACTTCTGGCAAATTGGAAAGGGTGCGTCAAATGTAGTGGGTGTTGCTGCTGAAACTATTATGGAAGTAGCAAATGTTGCTCAAGAAATACAAGAAGCAGCAGGTGCACCTCTAGGTGTTTTAGGAAGTATTGCTGCAGACATTGGAGCATTTGATTTCTTAAATCCAAATGTAAGCACACAAGGTTTTAGTAGTGCATTAGGTGAGTGCTACACAGGACCACCACTTAATTGTAAGGGTGTTAAGATTAATGTTTTTGGTGCAGATGGTGGTGGTGTCGATGCAAGACCAATAATTGGTGCGTTAGTTCCTGATGCATTTGTTGAACAAACAGGAAGTCTTATCGGTGTTCAATTAGCAAATCCTGGTAATGGTTATACTGTGCCTCCATTAGTTGAGGTGACTGATACTTGTAATAGGGGATATGGTGCAGTTGCTAAAGCAGTGATTGATTATGATCCACAATCACCAACATATCAACAAGTGACTGATATTTACATTGTATCACCTGGCGAAAATTACCCTGTGATTGAAGAGAATATTGATGAAACATTCACAGTGGATCACGTTGTCGTAGTTAATCCTGGTTCAGGTTATAAAGAAGAGGATGTAATCACTGATAATGAGGGTAATGAGTATACTAAATTCTTAGATGATCAAGGTAGAATTCTAAATGTAATACCTCCAAATCCACAAACTCAGAATGTTATAGCAGTAAGTGGAATACCAGTTTTAGAAATAGAATCTGATACTGGAGTAGGAGCTTTAATCAAACCCCAGATTGCACCAAGACCTGCATATCAAGGTGAAATTAAACAAAATATTGATTGTATTACTCCTCGTGATGGTATTGTTGGTTTTGTGAATGGCGAACCATATTATGGACCTTTCCATGTTCATCCGACTAGAGGTGTTAAGATGGTTGGTGTGGCTCATACAACTTCAGCACACGCAATCATTTATGATACTCCTGCTGAAAGTAGAGGTAGGAATGCATCTATCACAACTGGATCAACGCAAATACAAACAGTTGCGTCTCAAGGTTCAACTACTTACACACCTCCTGCAACTCCTTCCTCAACAACAGAAACCACACCAATGGTTGATACAACAGGTGGTGATGGAAATGTTACATATCAAGACACTACTCCAACACCTCCATCAACTTCTAGTTCATCTGATGATAGTGGAGGTTCATCAACACCACCTCCTAGTTCACCACCACCTAGCAGTGGAGGAGGTGGATATGGATACTAAATATTTACAAAATTTTAATTAAATGTCAGATAATCCAACCCTACAAAATTGGCAAGGCAGACAATATGAATCCTTTGGTAAATTAAGGATTGATACTGGTAATCCTGAATTAGGAAATGATGGTGCCACAACATATGCTTTATATGCAGAGAATGATCAGGGATTAACAAGTAGTCTAATAATGTCTGAGGGTGGACAATATAATATATTGAATGATGAGTGTATTTCAATAATTGGTGGTGCAAAAAAAGAAGGAGAGGGTGCTTGTATTAATATTGTTGGTAAAGAAGGTGATGTTTGTATAACAGCAGATAAAACTGGTAAGATAAAAATTAAAGGAAACAATATCACCATTGATTCAGATGACAATATGACTATAAAAACTGGAGATAATATGACTCTTAAGGCAAATTCAATATTCTTTGATTGTAATGAATTAGCTACAAATGCACTCTGTGGTAATCTTGCACCAAGAGATGTAACATTTGGTGGTTTATGTTTTCGTGGTCAAAAGGTTGGTATAGATCAGTTAAACTCTGCGTTTACAGGTGGTGCGTTTGATAATATTGCAGATCAATTAAAAGAGCAAACTGCTGGATTAGCAGACATAGCAGGTAATATTGATACAGATGCGATTGAAAGTAATTTATCAAATGCTTTATCAAACTTTGGAGGATTTGGTTAATGGCATATCCAAGTATTGATGACTCTGATGTTAATGTCATTGATAATCGAACTGAATTTAACGGTAATGTTTATGTATATGGTGATCTCTATACTGAGAGTATTATTGGTCCTAAATTAGATTTTGATATAGGTGGTGGAATTAGATTAAGTATTAAAGGTAATGGAGACTCGACATTTCATAATAATGTTGAAATAAAAGAAACATTAAACGTTCTTGGAATAACAACTTTTAATGATCGTATAGTAGGAACTTCTGCAACTTTCACAGGAGGTATAGTAGGAACTTCAGCAACGTTCACAGGAAATGTAGAGATTGGTGGTGTATTATCATATGAAGATGTAACAAGTGTTGACGCAATCGGAATAGTCACTGCTAGAAATGATATCCATGTGGGTGCTGGTATTTCCGCTGTTGGCATTGTTACTGCTCAATCATTTCGTGGTGATGGATCTCAATTAACTGGAGTAGAGGCATTTGTCTCAGGTATGATTATTATATGGTCAGGTGCTGCAAATGCAATACCATCAGGTTTTGTGCTATGTGATGGAAATAATAGCACTCCTGATTTACGAGGTAGATTTGTAGTTGGTCATCATCCAAGTAATGGTGATTATGATGTCAATGATACAGGTGGTGCAGAGAGTGTTACTCTTACAGTAAATCAAATGCCAACTCATAATCACCCAACAAGTTTTGATGGTAAAAAGTATTTTCCAGGTGGTGGTTCAACAAGTATCGGATTTGGTGGTGCAGGTGGATATCCTGCTGACGTATTTTCTATGAGTAATAATGGTGGTAGTCAAGCACATGAAAATAGACCACCATATTTTGCTTTATGTTATATTATGAAAACCTAATTGACGATTGTTATAGATATGCTATAATAGGTTATTCATATACGGAACATGGAAGATTTCGTTCTTAATGTCGAAGTAGACTTTTGCTCTCGCACATTTTCTCTGATTAGTGAACAAGGAGATAGAAGAATAATTAAATGTGATACACCAGACGAGTTTATGAGAGTGCTGAAGGTATGTGATCAATTACTACCAGCAGATCAAATATTATACAAGGATTTGGTCACTCAAAAAGATAAATAATCATTTAATGGGACGACAGCTAAGCTAAATAGACCTAGTATTGTATGGTCTTGCCATCAAATTTTATAGTAGATAAAAAAGATGCCTCTTAATAAGTTAGAGAATTTCATAAAGAATACTGAGGGTCGTATTCTTTATGTTAATCCAAATGATCTTGATTCAACCGATGGAATTGAAAATCAAGGTAATTCATTAACCAAACCCTTCAAGACACTTCAGAGAGCATTGATAGAGGCTGCAAGGTTCTCTTATTTGCGAGGAAATGATAATGATTTAGTAGAGAGAACAACTGTTCTACTATTTCCAGGTAATCATATTATTGATAATAGACCTGGTTTTGGTATTAGAGATGAAGGTGGTGTAGCAAAAGCAGTTAGTCCAAGTGGAGCAGCAACAGGAGCACAAAATACTTTAACACTCACCCTCAATTCTAACTTTGACCTTACACAAGAAGACAATATACTTTACAAATTTAATAGTGTTAACGGTGGTGTTATAGTTCCAAGAGGAACATCAATCGTTGGACTAGATTTAAGAAAGACAAAATTAAGACCATTATATGTTCCAAATCCTACAGACTCTAACGTAAAACAATCATCAATACTTAGAATCACTGGTGCTTGTTATTTCTGGCAGTTTACATTCTTTGATGGTGATGATGCTGGACTTGTATATACTGACCCTTCAGATTTTAGTTCTAATAATGAATCAAAACCAACATTCTCTCACCATAAATTAACTTGTTTTGAGTATGCTGATGGTGTAACTAAGAATGAACAGTTTAGTGACTTAACTGATTTAGATATCTACTATAGTAAATTAAGTAATGCTTTTAACAGAGCATCAAATCGTGAGGTAGACCAGAAATATCCCGCAGCACCACTAGGTTTTGCACCACAAAGACCTGAGTTTGAGATTGTTGGTGCGTTTGCAACTGACCCACTTTCTGTTTCTAACATTGAATCAGGTGATGGAGCAACACCAGGTCAAGTTGTTACAGTTACAACTTCGATAGCACATAATCTTACAGGTGGCACTCCAATTAAGATTCGTGGTATAAACGTAGCAGATTATAATATTTCAACAAAAGTATCAAACGTAATAAGTTCAACTAAATTCCAATATTCATTACCCTTTGTTCGTCCAAATTTACCAGCAGGTTCTGCTGGTGGTTTAAGTTCAGCAAATGGTCAGGTATTAGTTGAAACTGATACAGTATCAGGAGCATCACCATATATCTTTAACGTATCAATGCGTTCAGTATTTGGTATGCAGGGTCTTCATGCTGATGGTGCAAAGGCAACTGGTTTCAGGTCAATGGTGACTGCCCAGTTTACAGCTATCTCACTACAAAAAGATGATAGAGCATTTGTTAAGTATGATAAAACAAATAGAAGATATAGTGGTATCGCTTTCTCTAAACAAACAGGTGCATTACTATCTTCCGAATCATCATCAACAAACCCAAATACAGTATTCCACTTAGATCAGGAAGCTAATTATAGGAAAGAATTTAGAACAACTCACATCAAAGCATCAAACGATGCGATTGTTCAGGTTGTATCAGTGTTTGCGATTGGTTTCCACGCACACTTTGAGATGATAAACGGTGCTGACGCATCTATCACTAACTCAAACTCTAACTTTGGTTCATTCTCATTAGTTGCTGAAGGATTTAAGAAAGAACCATTTGCAAAAGATAATAAAGGTTTTATAACTTCAATTATAAATCCACGTTCTGTTGTTACTGATGATAAGCAAATTGAGTATTTACAGATTGACGTATCAGAAACCACTACAACTAAGTTATTCTTATTTGCACAAAATACACTTACATTACCACCATCACACATAGCACAAGGTTTCCGTATTGGTGCTAGGTCTGATGATAAACTATACATCGACAAGGGTGGAAGCACATTCCAAGCATCTATTGTAATGCCTAATGGTGCGACTGGAACATCAAATGTAGGGGAGAAGAATTACGAAGCAATTCATTCTGATGCAAGTGCATCTGTTCAATCAGTATTCACAATAGGTGCAGGACATGAATTAGCAAACGGTGAATCAATCAGAATTGTTGCAAATAATGGTGACTTACCTGAGAATCTTGACCCAAATAGAGTTTACTTTGCAATAACAAGTACTCAAGACTCAGCATTAGGTGCAACACAAATACGAATTGCATCATCTAAAACAAACGCAGACTTAGCAGTTCCCGTATTTGTGAAGACAGTTGCAAGTGTAACAGATAAGTTCCGTATTATTAGTAGAGTATCTGATAAGAAACCAAATGATGCTGGACATCCTATTCAATTTGATTCATCTGCTGGACAGTGGTTTGTTCATACAAGTGCGACAGGAAACACAATTCAATCAAATCTTGGTTCTCTTTCCGATGATGACTTAACATATATTCTAAGAAAGGACGATGACCGTAGTTTAGATGAGAAAATTTATAAGATAAGATATGTTGTTCCAAAAGAACTTATCAATGGTAAAGATCCAACAGATGGATTTGTTATTCAAGACTCAAGTTCTACAAATGTTTTAGCTAATTCTGATTTCACTAAGACAAGTATCACGGCTAATGACTATGGATTTGACCGTAATACTAGATTCATATCACAGGCAAGTTTTGATAGCACAAATAATTTAGTTAGAGTCCGTTCAGATAAACCTCATAATGTTAATGCAGGTGATCAAGTAATTGTTAGAAACGTAAAGAGTTCAACAAACTCATTAGGTCTTGATGACAAAGGATATAATGGAACATTCTTAGTTAATGATGTAATTAATGAGAAAGAGTTCAGATACTCAAATACTGATACTAATGGAATTACACATACTACAGGGACATTCACTAACTCAACACAAACTCGATCAACTGAATTACCTAGATTTGACCGAAATGATAACAAAGGCAACTTCTTTGTTTACAGAACTGAAGTTATTTCATCTTACATAGAGGGTGTTCAAGATGGTGTTTATCATCTGTTCGTATTGAATGGTAATAATGCGATGGATGAACCATCTAATGAGTTTGTTGAGAATAAGTATAATCAAAATATTGTTAATTTATTCCCAGAATATGATCGTGATAATGTAGATGCAAACCCATCTGAAGCAGTATCTTATGCGAAGAGATTCCCAATTGGTGATGTTGTTACGAATGACTTAAAGAAGAGTATCACTAGAGAAACAACTAACAAGTTCTTAAAGAACTTTGATGGTTCAATTGGTATTACATCTGTAACAAATAATAGCACTAATGCTGTTATCAATTTAGATGAAGAGCACGGACTTAGTGCACTTAAGTTTCATTCTTCATTAACAGGTGGTTCTGGACATACTAACGGAACATACTTTAATGTTAAATTATTCAACTCAAATGCAGCTCCTGCATCTGCGGTCTGGGATGGTGCAACTGCTGATGTTACAGTTTCTGGTAATTCAGTCACAGCGGTTACAGTAAAAGAAGGTGGTTCTGGATATACAAATGGTGAAACTTTATTCTTTGATAGTTCATCTGTAGCAACAGGTGGTATTGGTGGTTCACCAAGTGCAAGCATTACAATAGCAACTGCTGGTATTTCATCTGTAACTGGTAATTATATTCAAGTTACTGGTATTACAACTGGAACTGATTCTTATCATCGTATATCAAGTATTGGTAGCACAAAACAAATTACTGTTTCTAAGACTGCTGGTGAAACATTACTTGATGGGCAACAGATACACGATATGGGTCCTTGGGTCGCTGTTGGAAGTGCAACAACATCTTCAACCACAACTACATTTACAACTCCTGTTGACCACGGTTTAGCAATTGGTAATAAATTTAGAATTACTAATAGTAGTGACTTATCTCTTGGAGATTTCATAGTAACATCTGTAGTCGGAGTAACAACATTCTCTGCTGTTACATCATCTGCACTTACTGATGCAAAATACATTCTTAAGCATGGATTATCTGATAATGAAGCAATTTCTGGTAGCGATGGAGAAAACCTTGATGTTAGAGGTTATAATATCTTTGACCACGAAACATTAGTATTAAATGAAGCAGTTGGCACAGGTGATTCAGCATTTAAGGTAACTCTACCTGATGGAACTACAAATGCAACTTCAATTACTTCTAGATTCCCATTAGGTTCTTACATCCAAATTGGAAGTGAGATAATGCGTATTGCATCTAACTCATTAAGTGGTTCGGGTGGTGATGAAGTATCAGTTATTCGTGGTTCACTTGGAACTATTACTAATAGTCATCTTAAAAATACTAGAATTAGAAAGGTTAAACCATTACCAATTGAACTTCGTAGACCATCTATCGTAAGAGCGTCAGGTCATACTTTTGAGTATGTTGGTTTTGGTCCAGGTAACTATTCAACTGCACTTCCACAGTTACAGAACAGAACATTATCTGAAAGAGAAGAGTTCCTTAATCAAGCACAGGAAACATCTTGTGGTAATGTAGTTTATACAGGTATGAATGATCAAGGTGATTTCTACATTGGAAACACTAAGATTGAATCTGCTAGTGGAACACAAAAGACATTTGATATTCCTACATCAACAGTTACAGGTGAAGATCCAAATAGATTGAGTGGAGTATTTGATGAGGTTGTTGTTAAAGAAAGACTACTTGTTGAAGGTGGTAGTTCCAAACAAATACTATCTCAGTTTGATGGTCCTGTTACATTTAATAGTGATGTTAGATTATCAGATGATACAAAAACATTTACATCTGAAGCAAAAATCAATGGACAAGATGCTAGGTTTAGAAATACAACTAACTCAACTGCTGTAACAAATGGTTCTGTAGTTATTGATGGTGGTGTTGGTATTGGAAAGAGTGTTGTTATCGGTGGAGATATAATTGGAACAGGTGGATTTGATGGTCAGAGTAATATATCAGGTATTACATCTGTAACTGCTACATCTTTCTTTGGAGATGGTTCTGGATTAACTGGTACAGGTGCAGCATTAGGTGCTTCTTCAGGCACTCAAAGAATTGTTCTTACAGGTCAAACAAGTGGAACAATGACTTCAGTTGCAACTGACTCTGGATTGACATATAATGCTGCGACTGATACTTTAAGCATTACAAAAATAGATGTTGCTAGTGGTATTGAGGGTAATGCAGGAACAGCAACTACAGCAACCAATGTATCTGGTGCTGCGAATAGAGTTCTATTTAATAATGCCACAGATACAACAACCACTTCTGCCAATCTTACATTTGATGGAACATTATTGACTGCATCAACTTTAAGGGCAGGTAACTTACGTTTTGGTGTTGCAACTGGAACTACGATTGATACCACTTCAGGTGATTTAGTTTTAGATTCATCAAATAATAAAGTTCATATTACAGCAAATGCTGAGATTGATGGTTCATTAACTATTGATAGCACTACTAATTCATCAAGTAAGGATACTGGTGCTCTCATATTGACTGCTGGTGGACTTGGAGTTGAAGGTAACATTCATTCAGGTGGTGATATAGTTGCATTTAGTGCATCTGATGTGACACTTAAGAAAGATATTACACCAATTGATAATGCACTTGATATGATTAATAAGATAAGTGGTAACACCTTTACTTGGAATGTAGGATTGACAGACTTAGCACCATATGATAATGGCACTAAGGATACAGGTATTCTTGCACAAGAAGTTGAAGCACTTGGATTACCAGGAGTTACAACTACAAGAGGTGATGGTGTAAAAGCAGTTCGTTATGATAGATTAATTCCAGTTTTAATTGAAGCAGTTAAAGAATTGACTGCAAAAGTTAATACTCTTGAAAACAAATAAATAACTAAAAAAATAACTGATGGCGAATATCAAGAAGAATTTTAATTTCCGTAACGGTGTGCAGGTTGATGATGACAATCTGGCAGTAACCGCTGCTGGCTTAGTCGGCATCGGGACTACCATACCAACAGAGTCGCTGGATGTTAGGGGAAATGTTACGATAACTGGATTCACGAGTGCATCCACAATGAGTGTTGGAGTTTTAACTATAACTGAGTTAGAACCATCTAAAGTTATCGGTGCAGGAGTTAGTATTGTAAGTGGTATTATTACAGCTCAGGGAACAGGAATTGTAACATACTTTGGTGATGCTAGAAATTTATCAGGTATGCCAACTTCTCAATGGGAAGATAAAGATGTAGGACTAGGGTTTACTAGCATATACAACACAGGTGGTAATGTTGGGGTGGGAACCGAAGATCCCCGTTCTACCCTTCAAATTGGTAACAATGTTGATGCTGGAGAAAAAGGTGTAGGTATTAGTTCTGTTGGTAACATAAATGCAACTGGTATTGTAACAGCATCTAGTTTCGTTGGTGCTGTCACAGGTGATGTAACTGGAAATCTTACTGGAAATGTAACAGGAAATATTAATTCAACAGGTGTATCAACAACAGCAGATCTCAAAGTTACTGAACTAGATGTAGATGGTCATGCTAACTTTGACAATGTTTCAGTTGCTGGTGTATCTACATTTACTGGACTGATTGATGGTAATGGTGGTGCAAATATTGATAATGTTCAGATTGGAGTTACAGGTGATAATGAAATTGACACATCGACTGGTAATCTAACGATTGATTCTGCTGGTGGAACAGTTATAGTTGACGACCAGCTTGAAGTCACAGGTACATCTGCATTTACAGGATTAGCAGACTTCAATACGGGTGCAACATTAGGTAACGTAAGAATTTCTGTTGGTGGAGACAATGAAATTGATACAGTAGCAGGTGGACTTATCTTAGACTCTCAAAATGGGTTGACAACGATTGACGACAATGTGTCAGTCGCAGGTATTACTACTTTTGATCAAAGCATTGCTGTTGTTGGAACAACCACAACTAGAAATCTATTAGTTACTGGAGTTTCAACATTCACTGGTTCGATTAGTGCAAACCCAATGACTGTTTCTAATGTCTCAGTCACTTCAGGACTTGGCATTGGTTCAACTGAAACACCTGCATTTGATGTTCAGGTTAGAAAAACAGGTAATGCAGAGATACAAGTAACAAGCACAGGTGGACTTGCATCAATTAGTGTTGGTAAGGAAGTTGGAACTGGTAGATCAAATACATCTGAAATCAGATTTGGTGGTGGAACAGGTTTCCCATATAGTTCTAGCACATCATTAGATATAGTTAACTATGATACTGGTAACTTTAATTATCATCTAAGTGCAAATAATGCTGGTGCTGTTGCTGGTGACTTTATTTGGCATAAAGGTAAGAACAATAATAGAATGATGACCCTAACTGGTATTGGCGGGTCACTTGGTATCGGAGTTACTCAACCAACAGAAACTTTACACGTTGGTGGAAATGGATTTGTCGCTGGTAACTTTACTGTTGATGATACAGTAATTACAAACACATTAAATGTTACTGGTGGTGCATCATTTGGTAACTTAAGCAGTGCACAACTTACTTCAACATTGATTGGAAATGTAAGTGCAACATCTGGTGTATCTACATTCTTTAATATTAAAGTAACTGACCCAAATAATAACTTTGCTGGTATTGGTATTAAGACTGATAATACTGGTAATCTACCATTTGATTTCTTTGGTGGTTCAGGATTATTATCAACTAGAGTTTTAATATCTGAAGATGGTGTTGTTGGTTTAGGAACTGATATTCTTCATAGTGATGTAGATATTGTTGCTGATACGAAGAAACTTACATTGTCTGGTCTTGGTGTAGGAGTAACAACACCAACTGCTGCTGTTGACTTTAAGAACGCTGGACAAGATGGCACAGGTGCATTTGCAAATAGAATGTATATGTATCCACCTCAAGTTACTCAAACTCAAAGAGATAACTTGGTGGGAGTTACAAATGGTGCTGTCATTTATAATACATCAGCAGGTGGTGGAAACGGAAAACTTCAGGTTCGTTCAGGAGGAGCTTGGGTTGACTTACATTAAATGATTGTGTAATATATTATTATGACATTTGAGACATTTAATATCTTTCCCACTACATTGTATGTGGGGAAAATGCTTGATCACGAAAAATATAAGGAAGAGTTCTATAAAGTATATCCTCGATATGATTATGAGGAAACTGATATAGACAATACTGTAAGTGAAAATCTAGGTAAACCATTTATTCACTTAGAGGATAGTTTAGATACACTCTTCAACGAGATTGCCATACACGCAAAGAAATATGTGTGCGAGGTTTTAGAATACAAGGATATTTTTAATTATGTTATAACAAAGTCTTGGTTATCAAGAGCAAGAAGGTCTGATAATGAAATAAGATGGCATATACATTCGACAAGTCATATATCATTTGTTTATTATTTGTCAACACCATCTAATTCTCACGCTGTAGAATTTTCTAATACTTGTAGTAAGAATGATTTATTTCAAGCAATGAACGCAGAGGACACAGATGAACCTGAAAGAAATATCGTAAATAATTTTAATGCACTTAACTCCCCTGCATTTTATATGCAACCAATAGAGGGTCATTTAATTTTATTCCCAAGTTCCTTATCACATCATACTCGATTTCTAGGTGGTGAGTTTCAAGGTGAAAGACTTGGAATTGTAGGTGATATGTCACTTATTCTCAAAGAGGATCAACTTCATTATTCAACAGGATACATAGACAACAAATATTGGAAAAAATACTAAATAATAAAAAAAGATATAGATATGACTTTACCATCATCAGGTAATCCATTATCATTCTCACAGATAAGCGGTGAGTTTGGTGATAATGATACAAGTTCATTAGGTGGATATAGAATAAGATCAGGTAATCAAAGTTACCCACAAGATTTTGGTGGTGGATTTTCAGTATCAAGTCTTGATACAGGTATTCCATCTTCTGGTCCGATTAAATTTTCTGATTTCTACGGGAAAAGTTTAAATATTGTTGTTGATTTTCATACTGGTGGAGCTGAAACCCGTCAAAATGCAAAGACCAGATTTAACAGTAATAATGTGTCAGTCATAGGTGGATATGCTTCTAAACCAGCAAATACATCAGGAAAAAAGGTAACTGTTTACGTTAATAAGCAGATTGGTTCTAATACAAACTCTAGGTTCAATGTTGCACTTAAGACAGGTAATTGGGATAGTAATACTACACTTAATATAAGAACAGGCACATCAGGAAAAATATTTGGATCTGGTGGTACTGGTGGAAGAGGTGGTAATGGTGGTAACACTAATGGAGAACCAGGTACAGAGGGGTCAAGTGCTTTAGGTATTACATTCGCAGGAACAACCATCACAAATAATGGTAGAATCCAAAGTGGATATGGTGGTGGCGGTGGTGGTGCAGGTCGTGGAAGAAGCGTATCAGCAGGTAAAAAATCATCAGTATTTAGAACACAGTCAGGTGGTGGCGGTGGTGGAGGAGCAGGTCGACCTATTGGACAGGGAGGACCTGGCGGAACAGGAGGAAATAATTTTAACGGTGGTGCTGGCGGTAATGGTACTAACACAGTTGCTGGAACTTCTGGTGCTGGTGGATCAGAATCTGGTGCTGGTGGAACAGGAGGAGGACCAAATATTGATGCTAACGCTGCCAAAGCACCAAATGGTGGTAATAGTGGTGGTGGAAGTGGTGGTCAAGGAGGAAATAATGGATTTGCAATTATCACTTCAGGTTCAGCACCAAGTATTTCAGGCAACGCAATTATAGGTCGAACAAAAACTAACACGAACCCTACATGATTCCAGTTAATATTATTTTTAAAGTGACAAAACATAACCCAGACGATAAATCAATCGAGATTAAATCTTGCTGTCAAAATTCATCTAAACCTATAGATGAATACCCAACAGTTCGTGTAGAATATCGTCAACTAGATTTCAGTTCGACATATAATTTACAAGAAAGTATTCGTAGTGTAGCGACTGATCAGGCAATTAAACAATTTAGAGATGAAAAAATATTAGATGAGAACCAAACTAATGAGATTGTTGATGGACTTGACATTGATGGATTAGTTGGTAAAATAGTAAAGATATCCTATGAGGATATGGGTTTGATGCGGGAGATTATTTTATGACAACGTGCAAGAGATACTTTCGTAATTGTAATGATTTTGGTATATGTGTGAATATTGGAAAGAAAGGATATGTTCTTGCAGAAGACCCGATAGAAAGAAAAACAATATTCCAATATGTAATCTATGGTGTAGGTAAGTTTGCAAAGATATTTGACTCAAACTATATTACGTTCGAGAAAGGTAATTTCTATGATGTTCGAGAATATCAAAAACATAATGTGGTATTTGAGGCACAGGAAGATTTCTTTCTCATAGGATTTAATAGATTTGATGAACACAACTGGGAAGGTAGATTAATTAAAGAAGATGAAAAGATACTAGATTTACATAGCATCTATGATAAACCAATACCAACTAATCACAGATGTTTTCTAGTTTGCTTTGATGGCAACCCTATAGTAAATGATAAGAAGTTTAAGAGGTATGAGTTCTCTGAAGTTACATATCCTAGAGAATATAAAATAAACTTGAATGATGGAGTTCTTGGATTTTTTGTAAGATAATGTTGACCAAAGATAATCTAAAAGAATTATATAAGTGGGCAAGTCAGTCGAAGTTTCCACTTAAAAAAGCACCTACCACAGTAGGATATTCCAATAAAGACATATACATTTGTGGATTAAAGTATATTCGTAAAAATATTAATATCCGTAAGAGTTTGATGACTGAAAGTGTTTATAATATTATGAAGAATGATGAGATATTATATGCAGTATATTCAAGATTTAGTGGTGGAACTATACTCAAACCACACAAAGACCCTGACGTTTATAGTGACAGATATAAAAGAGTACAGATACCATTAGATGTCACAAAAGATTTTTATATGGTATGGAATGGAGAGAATGTTTATTGGGAAAATGGTGTGACACAAGTATATCATGTAATGGATAATATACATTCCGCATTTAATAATAGTGATAAGACGATGGAATTTTTATTCATAGATGTGAAATTAGAAACTGAGGTTGAAATATGAAAAACTATACATACCTTTGGTATGGTTGTTCGTGAAGCTATAAGAATTTTTAAGACCCGACTTGCAAGAGGAGGGTTTTTGTGCTATAATGGGGAGAAAGTATGAGGTATGAATGGTCGATTGTAAGTATATACAAGACGATTGTGTAAGATATTCAGATAATTGTAAAGAACAGTATGATTCGATAGTCACAGACCCACCCTACGGTATTGAGTATCTTGGTAATAGTTGGGATACTTATCAGAATTGTGTGGCATTTAAGAGTGGAACTTGGGAGTCGATTGCAAAGACACTCAAACCAGGTGGACACTTGCTTATCTTTGGTGCATCGAAGACCTTTCATCGACTCACTTGTGCGGTTGAGGACTCAGGACTGAGGATTAAAGATGTCTTGATGTGGTTATATGGTCAAGGTATGCCGAAGAGTCAGAACATCGGTAAGAAAGACCCGAAGTGGGAAGGATGGGGAACTGGACTGAAACCCTGCTATGAACCGATACTGTTGGCACAGAAACCTATCTCAGAGAAGACAATCGTAAAGAACTGTCAGGAACATGGAGTGGGTGGTATCAATATCGAAGAGTCGAGATTGGAGTCAGGTAGATGGGCAGGGAATGTATTACACGATGGAAGTGAAGAGGTCGAGAATGAGTTTGCAAGATTTGGTGAGCGTGGGAATGGTTGGTCGAGAAACTATGG